AAATCTATAATAAGAACCAAGTCCTTTATGGTTTGTACCAAAACAAGGAATTTATTGCCAAAAGCAAAACGGCAATTTTGGTTGAAGGTTATACTGATGTGACCGGACTATCACAAAACGGCTGCCCTATCGCGGTGGCTAACTGCGGAACCGCTGCACTTTCTGATATTCAAACCAAACTACTCCACCGAGTAGCTGACCAGGTGATCATTTGCCGAGACAATGACGGACTGGACAAAGACGGAAACGAGCAAAAAGGAACTTTGGCCGCTTTGCGCGACATTAATTTTTTGCTAAGTGAAGGCTTTAAGGTTTCCATTTTTATGTTGCCGGAAGGAGAGGACCCGGACTCCTACGCTCAAAAAACCGAAAACGTACAGGAAAACATTCTGGCCAATGCAGAGGACGCGGTGATCTGGAAAACTTTAAAACTAAAAAACAAAGCGGCCAACGATCCAGACGCGCTTTCTGATGCCGTGACAGAAATTGCAAAGATGCTTTTTTCTATGAAAGACGATATTAAACGCTCGGCTTATCTCGACACCTGCAGAAAGATGCTAAAACAACCAGCTAAAGTTTTGAAAGACAAAATAGACTCTTTCATTAAAAAGGCTGAGATAAAGTCCTCAGAAAACGGAAGTGTTGAAAAAGTAGAGGCGGAAACGCTTGGACTTCCTGAGGGCGCGGATTATAAACTATTTTTTGAAAAGGGATATGTACCGCACGAAAACAACGTATTTTTTAAAGGACGCGAGCGTTTTTTCAAAGGATCAAATTTTAAAATAACACCCCTTTTCCACGTATACGGAAAGCAAGACAACAAACGTCTTTGTGAGGTGATCTCTGAGACTGGAAAAAAGAAAATAATTGATTTTGACTCTGCTGACTTTGGGCAAATGGCAAAATTTGAGGGTAAACTTTTGGACGAGGGAAATTTCACCTTTACTGCTGATGTTACTCCAAATCAATTCAAGCTGCTGAGAAATGATATTTTAAACAATTTCATTATGGCTTATGAGTTGAAAACACTCGGCTGGCAACAGGAGGGATTTTTCGCTTTCGCCAACTTAGTGAGCCACAATGGAACGCTTAAAAAACCGAACGACTACGGAATTATCCAGCTAGATAGCGGCATGAAAAACGAGAGCGAATATATGGAGGACGTGAAACACTTTTACTCTCCAAGCGCCTCTGTGATGTACAAGTTTACGCGTGACGGTGATGACCCATACGAGAACGACCGCTATTTTGTGTATAAAGAGTCTCCTGTCGCAATTCACACCTGGATGAAACAACTGCAGCTGGTTTATGATAAAAAAGCAATAACTGGAATAGCCTTCCTTTTCGCTACCTTATTCAGAGACATCTATTTAAAAAGATACCAGTTTTTTCCACATTTATTTTTGACAGGAGAAAAGGGTTCTGGAAAGTCAAAGTTTGGTGAGTCTATGGTGGCTTTATTTACTTACAAACAGGAGCCATTCGATTTGAACTCAGGGACGCCGGTTGCTTTTTACAGACGTTTGTCTCGTATTATGAACGCGCCAACCATGCTGGAGGAATACCACGATTCAGTTGATGACAAAATTTTCCAACCATTAAAAGGTGCTTATGACGGACGAGGACGTGAAATGGGAAAAGCCACAGGCGATAACCGGACCACCACTACGAAAGTGAACTGCTCTTTAATCATTTTGTCTCAGTATTTGTCGAGTCGTGACGATAACTCGCTCACGTCTCGGTCAATTGTTGAACACTTTATCAAACCACAGGACCCATTTACCAACGAACAAATTGAGGAATACGGTAAACTAAAGCAATGGGAGGAGGACGGACTTTCCTCGATGCTGATGGACATTTTGAAGCACAGGCCAATGGTAGAGGAAAAAATACACACCTCTTACGCTGAGATCAACAAACAAATGAAAGCCGATCTGAAAGGCACGGAATACCAGGAGCGAATGCTTCAGAATTATGTGGCACTGCTTACGCCAATGAAAATCCTTTGGGATCAATTCGCTTTTCCTTTTACGTATGCTGAAATGTACACTCAATTTAAAGAGGCGATAATTGACAGCTCTGACCTTATTATTGAAAGCGAAGGATTAGCGGAATTTTGGAGAACACTGGAATACTTGAGAGACAGAAAGCCTTTCGCTTTGTTAATCGAAAACACGCATTTCATTATTGATAGACCAATGACTTTGAATTTGCAAAACAGAAAAGGAGAAAAGGACTCGGAATGGAAAAACCCACAACGAGGTCAAGTTTTACTACTGAGACTGAATGCCATTCACCAGCTTTATCACAAAGAGGTTTCAACCAGAGAGGGGACGGAAGTAATTGGTGAGAATACGCTGAGGAATTATTTTAAATCAAAAAAGTATTTCATTGGCTCGGTAAAATCACACCGCTTTGATGATACAGCAACCTCGGCCTATGTTTTTGACTACTCCATGATGCATGAGGGCGGAGTTTTGAATCTGATTAGGGAATTTCAAACGGATCCTATTATGGACCTTCCTGAACTGCCATATTAATGGAACCAAAGGAAGCGCACAAATACGCTAAATGGTGCAATGATAACGGCACTTTTATTTATCCGGTGCCTCTTTATGACAAAGGAATCTCTTATAAAATAGCGGTAGAGGGGAACAAGGAGGCGAGAGTTGGAACTATGGTTTTTAAGTCAGAAACCAAAGGAAGTGAAAGAAATGTCTGGGAACAGATAAGATTGATTTACAAATTGATTTACGAAAAAAACAACCCATTAAATGAAAGCACAGTCTAAAAAAATGTCACTGCTAGAAAGTATCACCAATACGGTAATTGGTTTGATAAGCAGTTTTTATGTTCAGCTGCTACTGTTTCCACTATTTGGAATACATGTCAGTACAAAAGTAAACCTGCAAATCACCGCTTTGTTTTTTGTGATTTCGTTTGCAAGGAGCTACACCACTAGAAGAATTTTCAACAAAATTAATAATTATAAACAAAATTAAAATGAGCAAACTATTGTACGGAAGTATTGACTTCACAAAATTGTTAGAAATGGCAAAAGCAGGAAACAAAGCCTTTTCTAAACACGAAAACGGCAAAATATACTTAAACCTTAATGTCTGGATCAATGACGAAAATGACAAGTACGGAAACGATGCAGCCGCGCAAACTACTTTTAAGGATGCCGGAAAAGAGGATAAGGTTTATTTTGGAAATCTTAAGTTTTCAGAGCCAAAGGTTCAAGAGTCACTCCAAGAAAACAGCTCAGCAATTCCAGAGGTAGATGATCTCCCTTATTAATTAGTAATCTTTTAAAATTCAAATATGAAAACAACAATTAAAACTCCAGCAGTTAAAACTGCACGTTTCACAGTTAAGGCTGCAGGAATTGAAACATTGAAAACAAACAAAAGAGACGAGGCGCTGGCTCAAGTTGACGCGCTTAAACTTAAAAACAATCCATTGATCACTTTATCAGATGAAAAGGAAAAAACGGCTACAGAGTACAAAAAAGAAGCGCACCAACAAAACTACAGAATCCAAGCCGGAACCTACTCTGCAGGTTTGCCAGTCACTGCGATTGTGCCAGCCACAGAGTAGTTCTTTTCTGCTCGACGAGTGCGCAAAATGCGGCCGTAAGCAAATGTAAAAATCCAATTCCGGAGTGTAAAAGCTCCGGAATATTACCCAAAAAAAATGGAGAATTTAATAAGTACTAAGCAGTTAGCTTTTCAGTTAGAACTGGACTATCAATCGATTTTAATTCGCTCAAGATTTTTGAAGCTGGAGCCACAGAAAAGGTATAACACTTTCTTTTGGAACCTAGAGCAACAGAAAGCAATTAGGCGGTGCAATACCATAGGAAAAAAGAGGAGGAAATTCCCAAAATACTCCCCTTTAAAATTAATTGTAATTGACCAGTATTTAAATACAAATAATAATACCAGAAAGGCATTGGCTGAGTCAAGCGGATTGACATTGGTTTGGGTTGATAAAGTACTGAATGAGTTTTGGGATAATAAATGCATCACCGTGGAAAGTGAAATGAACTTAATAAAATAATAGAATGAAAAATTTACACCTAACAAAAGAACAAATGCACGCTTATAAAGTGATTGAGTTTTCAATTCACGTACAAAGAAGCATTGAAATATTGGACGAAATCAACGATTTGAATCACCCAATGAAAAATAAAAAATTAGCCTCTCAATTAAAAGGAATTTACCCAAGCCTGGACAAACAAACAAAATTGTACAACGAGTTATTTGATGCCTCGCAGGAAGGAGCGGCCTATTTTTATGACACCACAAAACAAAACACGCAGTTTATTATGAGCAAAGATATTCTGGACCAGGCTTTGTTTTGCCAATTTAAAATGGCGCATTCAAAAGATACCAAAAGCGTAGAGGGAATCATTCACAAAGTATTAAAAAAATAAAATAACAAAAGACATGAGAATCGACAAGAAATTCCAAAAAATTATAAAAGCAGTTATTACTAAAGGAGAAAAGAAGTACAACGCGCGCAGAAAAACAAACAGACTAGAAATACCTAGTTATACGTTTAAGCACTCAGCTGAGGAAGGTTTTCCATTATTATCGATTAAGAGCGTACAGTTTCACAAAATTGTTTCGGAGTTGGTTTGGTTCCTTAACGGCGACAACACCAAAGCCTTTTTAAATAAATACGGAAATGATATCTGGGACAAAGATATTGCCAACTGGAACGGAACAGATGCTGGCCAAAACTACTCAAAGCAGTGGAGGAACTATGGCGGCAAAGTAGATCAGATTGCAGTTTTGATTGCCGACATGAAAAAAGACATAAACGGCTCCAGGTTAAAAGTGGAAGCATGGAACCCAGCCGAACTAAACGAAACGACACTACCTCCTTGCCATACCGGTTTTCAGATAATAGGCTGCAAAGGCGGTTTTGAATTGCATTGGTCACAGCGTTCTGTTGACTTGTTCCTGGGACTGCCTTTCAATATTGCCTCTTATTTTTTATTAGGTGAGTTTTTGCAGGAGGCCACAGGAATTGAGTTCAAAGGAATCGAGGGAAATTTAAAATGCGTCCACCTTTATGAGAATGCGATCCTGGAGGGAATTGTTCTAATGAATAAGAAAAAAGAACGTTATGCAAGTCCTTACTCTGATTTCACGATTACAGAGGATTTAAGAAATATTAATCCAGAGCAGGTGCAAATCAATAATTATTATCCTGATAAATATGTTAAGGTTGAAATGCTGGCTCCGGTTGTTTAACGTTTGCTGCTATAGTTTCGGCAGCCTACTACGAATAAAACTTTGGCTGCTGAATTATAGCAGTTGTTATAAGCATACCACGAATAAAACTAATTTTTAAAACTAAATAAAATGACAAAAATAGCAATCATAGGAAGTGGCTCTGAAGGTCTTGAAATAGCAAGAATGTTAGTAGAAACAGCGAAAGACAGAAATATTGAAATAGTAGTTTCAAATATAGGCTTTAACAATCCTTTTGAAAGAGAGCCATTAAAAATAACTGCTAATGAAACATTGCCAGAACTAACTAATCTTTATGATAAAAACGGAAAGTTATTTGAATTACCAAAATCTAAATACCATAAGTAGCTAAATGGTTGCTTATAACTGCTATATGTAATTTTCGTATCTTAGATGCTATAAACTAAATACATAACGCTATGAACATCGGAAAGTATGTGGAATTGTATTCCGAAGATTTGAGACTTAAAAATTATGCTTACAATACGATTTTAAATTACTGAAGTCAGCTAAAGTTGTTCCTGGAGTATTTTAATAAAGTAGCAACCAAACCCTCTGAAATTTCAGAGAGACAGATAAAAGAATGGCTATTGTTAGCCAAATCAATTAACGGCAGTAAGCATCGACTTTCGGCCGTTAAGCTGTTTTATAAATATACCGGAAAGCAGCCGCTTAAATTTAAAAATATAGAATATCCACGCTCAGAAAAGAAACTCCCTAAAATCATAGAAAAGGAGTTTTTGCTGGATCAATTAAGCAAAATCCAGAATAGTAAACACAGAGCACTGCTCACCATGACCTACTCCACCGGAATGCGCGTCTCTGAGGTGATCAATCTTTTAATCTCTGACATTGACAGCCGCCGCATGATAATATTTATTAGGAATGCCAAAGGCCACAAAGACCGCATTGTTCCACTGTCTCAGAAAGTGCTGGAGCTGATCCGGATTTACTTTCTGGAGTATAAGCCAAAGGAGTATCTATTCAATGGCCAATTCTCAAACCAATACAGCGAAACCTCCTGCAATCAATTAGTCAAAAAATACATTGGCAAAGAATACCACATGCACCTACTCAGACATTCAAACGCGACCGCTTTACTCGAAGCCGGAACAGATCTCAGATACATACAGAAACACCTGGGACATGCCAATGTGAAAACCACAGAGGTATATTGTCACGTTTCTACGGCGGCCTTATCAAAACTTAATTTGCCAATCTAAAAAAACAATTCAACTTTTTTTTCAAATACCTGACACTTGTATATACAAATGTTAAAAAAACCACTCGATAGAGTGGTTTTTTTGTTCCGTTTTGTCCAAACCCCCGCACCCCCATGAAATTTAAAAAATTTTCAAAATTTTTTTTTTGCGTAAAAAAGAGAGAATAAAATGTCCACAATGTCCACAAGGTTATAGTACTACTTATAATACTATATATATACTTAATAATCAAGTAGTTATATATGTGGAACTTTCTGAAATTCTGTGGACTTTTTGTGGACATTGTGGACATTTTTTTTATAGTTCCACAAAAAGGAACTATTTGTCCACAAGTTCCACAGCTTTTTTAAGGCTAACTATTTGAAAGTCAGTTTTGTGGAATTGTGGAACTATTTTTTATAAAAACATATACATTTATGATTATATATATTATTTTTTGATTTTTTGGGTCTTTTTTTCGTATTTTTACTTAACTCCTAACTTTTTATCATGATCTCAATTTCTATTCCTGTCAAAAAACACGTAAAAAAGTATCTGATTAAGAAATATGGAGCGACGCATACCATTTCTAAAAAAACATTTTTGGGTTTATTGGTTTTGGAATTGATTTCTGATAAAGTAGAGCCAATGGACCGCCAATTTTTAGAAATTGAAAAGTACGAAATGCAAATACCGGAGCTTTATTTTAATAAAAAAGGCTTTTACATCGATAAAAACAAAAAAAGGCTGCTAGGAATATGCTTGGAGAAGTTGTTCCTGGAGGACTTTTATTCTTTTGTAGATATGGAGCTGGCAAAAGGAACCGGAAATGCCTGGAAAAGCGTTCGCTTGTTTCTTTCAATCCATAAAATATCAGAAAACGATTTGAAGCTCGAAAGTATGTATAGAAGTTACCAGAGATACTCAGGAGAGAATATAAAATCGAAAAAAAACACGCTAATAGCGGATTAATAGTTTAAAAATAGGCGCGCGCCTTGGTACGAAAGGCGGCAAAATACGACAGTTTAATAATAATAAAATCAACTAATTATGACTTTTTCTTGTGATGAAAAATTACCCGGTTTTGCCGTTCTCGATTTTTATTTAATTGATGAGACAGCAGAATGGCCTTTTGTTTTGACAGACGTAAATTCGGCCCAGATTACACTTTCTCCTTATGTCAATAATGTGGAGGCCGATATTGAGCCAGACAGTATCTCTGTGACTGTAAACGAAAAACAATCGGCAGAGGGAAGTGTGCAACAAATTTCAATTTCTTTTCGAATGATCACTCGCAGCGAAGCCCTGGAACAATTACTGGAGCAATACGCAAATAAGCCAGGGATTGCCATTGGTAAACTGAATAATGAATTTCAAAAAATGTACGGAACTAACCTGGAGCCTCTTTATTTGAATTATGAAGTAAATGACGGATCAAAAATTGATGGTCCAGCCTATACCGAAGTAGTGATAAAAGGCAGCACACGCAAACGTCCGGTGTATTACACCCCATAAATAGGCTGTCCTATTTAAAGTTGCTGAATTAATGAAAATTTGTATTGTCGATATTGACAATACAAATTTTTTTTGATTTGAATAAAAATCTTCACACCCTTTTATCAGGCCCGCTTTACATTGATTCAATGTATGCGGCTTCTTGCGTTCCGGCTGTTTTCAAATCATTGACTGATGTAAACAGTGTCTCTCTGACAACTGCGGAGTTGATGGTGAACGCGCAAATCAGCCACGAAAACCCAAAGATTCAATCGAATGCTAATAAGGTGGTAATTGTCGATTTTAATCAGCCAGTGGTCAAATATGATTATTCTGGATGGTTAGGCACTCAATCTTATATGGCTATTTTAAAACAATTAGCTGCAGACGAAAGTGTTGCTGGAGTTGTTTTGAAAATTGACAGCGGAGGCGGTCAGGTTTATGGGACCGGCGAAATGTATGATTTCATTAAAAACTACTCCAAGCCTATTGTGGCTTTCACTCACGGTTATATGTGTTCTGGTGCTTACTACATCGCGGCTCCTACAAATAAAATCATTGCCAACAAAAGAGCAGACGCCATTGGTTCCATTGGTGCCTATGCTACTATTGTTGACACGAATGGCATTTATGAGCATTTTGGTGCAAAAGTGCATTCTATTTATGCGACGAAATCAACTGCAAAAAATTCTGATTACAATGAAGTAGTCGAAAACTCAAACTACACACCATACATCACAAACACACTCGATCCTATTGTTGAGACTTTTATCGCTGATATGAAAGCGGCGCGTCCACAATTGAAAGAGGAAGTTTTTAACGGCGGCACCTGGAACGGTGAGCAATCCGTTGCTATGGGTTTAGTAGATCAGACTGGGACAATCGAGGACGCTATCAATGCGATTTTTGATTTGTCATTACAGAATAGTACAAACATTAAAATCACAAATATGAATACTAAACAATTGCCGAGCGTGCAATCTGTTTTGGGTTTAGATGCTCCCCTGGCCTACACTGAGGAAAAAGGGACTTATTTAAACTCGGAGCAATTGGATGCGCTAGAAAACAGTATCAGCAGCCTGACTGCAACCAACGTCAGCATTACTGAGGAATTGGCAACAGCCAAAGCAAACACGGAATTAAACGAACAATTAACGGCCTCGGCTGGTGTTGTTGCGAGTATGGAGGTTTCAATTGATGCGATGCTTACAGCTGCAGGATTAGAAATCGCGGGAACAATCGCGGAGAAAACAACTGCTTTGTCTGCTAAAGTTTCAGAGATGGGATTGAAGGACGCATCGGCTCACACTTCTTTGAAGATTGACGCTGATAGCACATTTGTAGACAGTAAAATGGTGGGTGGAGTTGACGTTTCAGGAGCATTAAACAATTAATTAAACAAAAACAAATCATATGTCAATAGTAAAAACTGATTTAGTTGCCGCATTTGGTGATTATTACTTAAATGAAGGTCAGAACCTGGACCGCTTAAAGTCGGCAATTCGCCAGCCTGCAGTGACTCCTTCTTATGCCAAACCAATCATTTCTGAAAGCGATGTATATCGTTCTGCAAATGTGGTTCTTGGCGAAATTGTTCAATCTTTCCAGAAAGGATTCACTTTAAAAGGTGATGTTACTTTCGTTCCAAACGAAATTCGTTTGAGAAATGCAAAAATCGACATGGCGCTCTATCCAGATGACGTCAAAGCTTCATGGTTGGGTTTCCTTGGTTCTTTAACTGTACAAGAGAGAGCGAGCTGGCCAATAATCCGTTATGTGTTAGAGAATGAAGTGGCGCCACAAATCGCACACGACATGGAAACTAAAGCGTATTGGGGTGGTGCTTATGTAGCTCCAACAGCTGGAACTGCTGGAACTGCTTCAGGAACAATCGACGGACTTAAAAAATTGATTGATGACGGACTTACGGCAACAACTATCAACGCGGTGGCATTGTCTGCGGCTCCAGTGGCTGCAAATATGTTTGAAATCGTTGAGGAATTTGTTGACGGTGTTATGGCTGATAATACTGCTTTAAGCGGTGTTAAAATGCGTTTGTTTATGGACCCAAAATTCTTGAGAGATTATTTCAGAGACAAAAGAAACACGCACGGAGCTGACGCGAATTACAACACTTCAGGAATGAACATTGTTGATTTTACTGAAAATGTAGAATTAGTAGGTTTGCCTTCAATGGCTGGATCTGGTTACTTGTTCGCAACTCCGGTTGACAACTTTTTGCACATTCGTAAAGTAAACGGAATGCAAGACCCTAAGGTTGAGGAAAGCAAAAGAGAGGTTTCTTTGATGCTAGACTGGTACGAGGGAATTGGTTTTGCTTACAATGAATTAGTATATGCTTACAAAAAAGTAACTGTATAGTCTAATGGAAAAAGCTAAAAAAAATACAACCGTAGCTAATGAGGCTGCGGTTGTTTCTAAAGAAGCAATTGTTGCAGTCGAAGTGATTGCAGCGGAAGAAGTAAACGCGGTGTCCTTAATTCCTTCAGGGGTTTTTGTGGCCGAAAGCGGAGACGAGTATGGGTTTACTGTTAGTAAATTCAGTTTTAAAGGGAAAAGATACACCATTGACGAGGCTCTGAAAAGTACCGAAGTTTTGGAGTTGTTGGTTTCCTTAAATTCATTCATTTTAAAACAAATATAAAATGGCTATATCATTAGTTGACATTGGGAGCGTAAGCTGCGAACCAGTATCAGGATTAGTAAATAAAATATACTATGCTTTGCGTAGTGATTTTACAACTGTAAACGATCCTAAAAGAATATGCAGCAGCGATGCTGCTCAAGTGGCAGCAACATTTTCTGAATTAGCAGAAATTGCAACTGCACACGTATTCAAAAGCGGAAAGAAATTCTTTGCAATCGATTTTGTAACTGAAACAGGAACGATCAAATCAACACAAATCGGAGAAATAGGCAGAGGGTTGTTTCAAAACGAATTAGTGATTGAGATTGCAGGATCAGGATCAGATGTATTAGGTTTTTGCCGTTGGGTAAAAAATCAGCAATTAGTTGTTTTATCTGAGGAGTTTGGAACTGGTAATGTGAGACAATTGGGTTCTGCTCGTTTGTCAGCTACTGTAAAAGTGGAGCACAATATCGAACCAACTTTGGAAGGTAAAAACGCGGCAACAATCACCTTTACAGATAAAAACTTCGGACCTTCCCCAGTTTATAAAGGAGCGATTCAACAAATTGCACAGGTTTAGGCTTTTTTTCTTTTTTATAGTTTTTTTGGTTATTAGGAAAGGCGCTCTCAGTTTGGGAGCGCTTTTTTTGTCCTATATATTGCGTTTTACACTTGCCATATTTGTACTATGGAAATAATACAGGATTGGATGGATGGAGGTTGTGATTATACTTTTGGAGTTGCTATTTACGGCGATTTGCCAAAGTACAATCGCAATTTATTACTAATGTTCAATAAGAAAGAGAACAATATCAATAAAGCAAAACTGCTGCATGAGTTGACAAAGGTTTTGGCTGCTCCGGTGGTTATCGCTTCCGCAAAAGTGGACCAGATTACTCCAAGGACTTCACCGGTGGAAAAATCCATTTTAGTGGCCGAAAACAAACAGGCTTTGTTTTTTCACCAATTACCATCTGAACTACGGCCGGTATTATTAGAGGCAAACCAACTATTTAAAGAAAATTGTTATTTGAAAGTAGAGCTGAACGAATTGCCGCAGCATGCAGAGAAAGCCGCCATTGTTTTACAAATGCAAATACACCGCAATTTTGAGCGAAACGAACTCTGCTGGCAAAAAATTGATTATTACCTGGAACACAGAGTAATTCCCACGGCGGCCAAATCTAAATTTGAGGGCCACTCCCCTGCTGGATTGCTTAGAACACAACAGCTGCTTTATGCCTCGATTTCAAAACTGAACTCCAGACTTAAATCCAATAACGAAAAATTAGGCTTTGCGGTTTATGTGGCTGACAAATCAAAGATTGAGCGCATGATTATGAAGCAGGAGCAGAACCTTCTGAAACAAAACGAAAAATTAATTGAGATAACACAGATAATAGATGGCCGCTAAAAAAAGAGCTATGCTCGTACAACGTGGAGACACTATATTCGATAAAATACAGGCTTACTACATTGACCCTGAGAATTACCCCTTGAGCGATTCACATGAGGCAATTCGCGTGCGTTGGACTTTGGTTGTCAATTTGCAGTTAAAGGCATATAGCAAAATTAAAATAGCCTCGATGTTAGTTCGTGACTATGGAGTTTGTCAGGCCCAGGCTTATATTGATATTCGTAATGCTGGGAATATGTTTGCCAATGTTTTCACTACAGATGAAAAGGTTTTCAAAGTAATGTGGGTCGAATGGGCCACTGATTACTTAAAGCGCGCCAAACAAAACAAAGACCTTAAAAGCGAGGGCAAAGCCTTGGATTTATTGGCGAAATATGGTATTAAGATTGACGATGCAATGGAATTTAATATTGATAAATTCGAGAATAAAGACCTGCAAATTAATATCAGCAAACAATTACAGAACAAATTGCTTTCTATTGTCAACGGTGGGGTTGTTGATTTCAATAATGTCGATGTGACCGATATTGCACATGAGGAAATTAAACCGGAACCAGATGAGTAGTATTAAACAAATAGACCTAACCATTCCTCAATTGGCAGCGGTTATGTCTCCACAAAAAAACAAATATTTGGAGTGGGCACGTGGCGCAGGCAAAACGACAATTATAGCTTATTTCATTTATAAAATGGTTAGGGAAATGCCGCGCGCCACCTTTGCGCTCGTTGGTGCCACTTATTCCCAAATTTTAAGCAGAACACTTCCCTCTACTATTGAGGGCCTCGAAATGTTTAACCTGCACCAAGACATTGATTATGTTGTTGGCCGTTCCGGTAAAAAGCTGGGGTATGAGATGCCTTTCCAGCCACCAAATCAATGGAATAATATTATACATTTTCCAAACGGCGCCTGCTTTCAAATGGTTTCTCTGGACAATCCCAACTCAGGGAGGGGTTTAAACTCCTATGCAGAGGTTGGCGATGAGGCCGCGCTGTTTGATCCTGAGAAACTGTTCACCAACGTAAAGACAACGAACCGATCCAAGAAGGAAATCTTTAAAAAGTGTTCTCTTTTGGGATCAGAGACTTATGTTTCCTCGACTCCTATCACCAAGCGCGGCAAGTGGTTCACTGATATGGAACTATTGGCCAAACAAAAGCCGCAGGAGTATATGTTTTCCAAGGCCTCGGCAAAGTCAAACCCTCACCTGAGAGCGGATTGGTTTGGTAAGATGAAGGACCAATCACCGTCTCAAATGCTATATGAGGCCGAGATTCTGAACATTAGACCAAAGGAAATAGTGGACGGATTTTATGCTCAAATGATACCCGCCAAACATTACTACACGGATTACAACAACAGCTATCTGGAGACCCTTGGAGTAGTGGCAAAGCAGGAGCATTTCAATTGCCACCAAGACAATGACATTAAACGAAATGAACCGCTGATCATATCGCTGGACTTTGGTGTGTTCAATTGTTGCGTTGTATCTCAGCAGCAAGACAATGAATACAGAGTATTGAAGTCCATTTGGACCAAGTCTCCGAAGCTCCTCGACGATCTATTCATTGAGCAGTTCATTCCCTACTATGCACCACACCTGGAGAAAACTATATACTTATACGGCGGTCATGACGGGAACAACCGCCTGCCGAACAGCTCCAAGACTTTATTCGAGCAGGTCACTGACATACTATCCCAACACGGCTGGACTGTTTACCTGATGACCAGGGGCGCGGCGGCCACTCACTTCGATAAGTATTTGTTAATCAATTCAATGTTAAAGGAACACCAACAGCGGTTGCCTTGCATACGGATCAACGAACACAACAACCCCGACCTGGTGATTGCATTGGAGCGCGCCGAAGCAAAGGAAGGATTGACCGGCGCCGTGGAGAAAGACAAGAAGGACGAGCGAAACAAATTGTTTCCGCAGCAACACGCCACTCACCTCACTGACGCCTTTGACATTCCAATCGTTACCATGTACAACGAAACCTTTAAAGGAACCAACGCGCTGCTCTCTGAGTCGGTGATCCGCTCCGTTTAATCCGATCCTTTTCATATACCCTGCATTTTAGCAAATGGAAAGTGAAAAAATTTATAGGGACAGGAGAGATTTCGCGTCAAACATTAAAAACAAAAAGGGGTTTAAAATCGTTAAAATACTTACTTTCAAAACGTTATAATTAAATTTAATGGAATGGCACCGCTTAAAACGGTGCTTTTTCGTTTAAATCTGCTGTCCTATTTTGCCTATGCTGTTTTATTGAAATTTACACTATGGAAAACAGTTCAATATCAATAAAAGAGGCTTTGTCAGTAATGGCAAAAAAAGACGACTTAGGCCGTTTACTTCCTTTTGATCTGACTTATAGAACATTCAACGCCACCTCCAAAAAAGGAGGCAAACTCAAAACCTATTTTGGCTCCAGATTGCTTTTGGAAGCCAATCCAAACCGCATAACAAAAGACACCGCAGACAATATTCTCGACGCGGTTGTTGCTGTTAAGAATGCGGCCCACTTTAAAAACAGAACTCGAAACATAGAATTATCGGACGGCAGCGTGGCGAAAATTCGCATTGACTTTATGATTGCAATCAATTCTAAAAAAATAATTTACTAATGGCGAAATCTGAATTTTTAGGCACACATATAGCGGTTGCCGAATATAAAGGCCAGGGTGCCTTGGTTACTTTCAAAAATTCAATTGATAAAATGGACGGTACGGTTACGGCCGTAAAAGTCGAAGTGAAGGACAAACAGGGCGCGGTTGCCTCCTGGGGCAAGGCGAACGACTATCCGCAGCAGGTTATCAAAGAAGTAAGGAAAAATGGCGCAGCGTCATCGTCTTTGCGTTTTTTACGAAAAGCACACTATGGTAATGGTTTGGTTTTGGTGCGAAATGAGGTAGACGATAATGGCAAGAAAGCGCCGAAAATGGTTCCTTTCTCTGAAGTTCCAGAAATTGCAGCCTTTTTTAAAAAATCACAAATGGATAGATTCTGGAAAGAGATAATTACAGACCTTGAATGGTTCTCGATTGCCTTTCCGGAGTATATTCTCTCCGAAAATGGCGCGGTGATCAATCGCGTAAAAAGACAAAAAGCAGCCTGGTGCCGCTTTGAAATAATGAACCCAGAAAACGGACTAATTGAAAACGTTTATGTTTCTGAGAAATTCGGAAAAGGCGGCTCAGTGGATGCCACCTCCGAATTTGTCGAAGTAATACCATTGATAGACTCGTACTGGTCGGCCGAGGAAGTGAGAACATACTGCAAGGAAAACAAAATCACCAAATTTATCCTACCGGTATTCTATCCATTATTAGACGAGGCCTATTATCCAGAAAGCGAATGGCACGCGATTTTAAAAAGTGGCTGGTTAGACGTGGCGAACTCTGTTCCTGCATTAAAAAAGGCTTTGTTTGCGAACCAAATGACAATTAAGTTTTTAATTGAAATTGACGAGCAATACTACAAAAACGTATATGCAGAGGAATGGCTTAAAATGAAAGCCGAGGCCAGAAAGGAAATTAGGACCGCTTTAGTGGACTCTATCAATTCGGGCCTAATGGGTAACGATAAAGCCGGAAAGTCTATCCAGTCCATGATGTACACCGATACCACAGGAAAACAAGTCTCTGCGATTAAAATCACAGCCATTGATGACAAACTAAAAGACGGTTCCTACCTACCGGAAGCGGAGGCGGCCAACTCTGAGGTCCTTTTCGCTTTGGGAGTTGATCCTTCGCTTATTGGCGCAGGAATACCCGGCGGAAAGTTGGGCGCCGGTTCGGGTTCCGACAAACGCGAAGCATTCACCATTTTGTCAGCATTGTACAAAACCAACCGCGAAACCACTTTGGAAATTTTCAATTTCACTCAGGAATTTAACGGCTGGGACCCAACAATCAACGGAGCCTTTGAAAACACAATTTTAACCACTTTGGACGCAAACCCAACAGGAACCAAAACCGTAATGTCATGATATTAGAAACCACAGCAGAATTAAAGAAATACATTTCGATTGCTCAGTCTTTTGTTTTTCCAGACTTTGAGCCTTATATCACAAAAGCGGTCAACACTTTTACGCGTAAATACGTTGGAAACCTTCACGCGCAATTGGCCGAGCTTTCAGTTGGTGAAAATGCCGCAGTAGAAAACGAGGCGCGGGAACATTTGCAGAACGCAATTGCAAACTTTGGATATTTCCTTTATTTGCCGTTCGCATCTGTAATGATGGACAGCTCCGGTATTACAGTGGTATCCTCCGAAAACCGCAAAGCCGCTGATTGGGGCCAAATAAAAGACATACGCCGCGAATTATTACGATCAGGACACGAGGCAATGGATTTGCTCCTCGAAGTGTTGGAAAACAACCCTGCTGTTTTTACGGCATGGACCGCTGATTTTGGAACGGTCAACAATGAACTTTTTATCCATAACACCAAAACCTTTGACGATTGTTACGGAATATCAAACTCTCGACAGACTTTCCTTGCTTTACAGCCTACTATTCGCCAGGTGGAGGACCAATACCTTCACACCATGCTCTGCCCTGAGTTGGTTTCGGCCTTAAAAACGGAAGTTACCGGGACATTAAAAGCGGTAAAAATTGCCATGCAAAAAGCAATCGTTGCTTTTACTGTTGCCAAAGTTGCTGCAGTTGGCCTTTTCTCTCTTGACGAAAATGGTTTGAGAGTAAATTTCGAGACCTTGGTGGACGGCCGCAAAGACCCCTCCTCGATTCAAAACACGGAACAAACGCGAAACCTGGTCAAAGAACAAATCAACAACGGCACCCAATATTTGACTCTCGCGAAACAATTTATTGAGGACAATCCTGCAGACTTTACTCAGTGCGAAAATCCGCTTTTGAAGTCCACAACAACCGGCTCCGGATTTGTTCCTTACGACACCACCGGAAT